TGTACAGCTTTATTCATAGTGTCTATAAATACTTTGTATCCAGGTGCATTATCATTGCCTGTAATTGTTACATCACCTGCAAGATCTAAATCTGTACCTGCATACAAAGCATTTGCGTAATATTCAGGATTTAAAAAAGGTGCGTCTTTTGCTTTTTGTACTAATTCACCATTTACTATTTCATAATCTATTGTATATTCTGATCCTATATTTATTAATGATTGTGGATCACTTGTAAGTAAATACTTAAAACTAAACTCACCAAAGTTTTGACCACCAATATTTAATTGTGGAAAATTATACACAATATATGTATCATTACCGTCTTGTACTACGATTGCACCTAATGGAACTAACTTGCTATTAAATGAATTTGCCATAACTACCTATAATAATACCATTACAACTGCGACCAATACGTCAAATACTTGAAAAAATCTGCGTTGTTTTGTCCTGATTCAAGTTGTGTATACTTTTTATAACTATCTCTTTTTAAATTATTAGTATTTCTTTGTATATCACTAGGGCCTTGTATCTTTATTTTATTCATAGCTTCTTGCATAACACCATAAGGATTGTTGCTAATTAATGAATATGCGTCTGTTGCGTGTTGAAATTGTCCACTGCCTTCATAACCTTTACGTGATGTTTTAAATTTAAAACCTTTGTAATTGTCATTACCTGATTGATATTGATTCCAATTATCTATTTTATTCATAGAGTGAAAATATAAATTTCTTAATGCTGTATCCATATCACCGTTTTCTATTTCTATTTGATCTCTAAGCATTTGATCAAACAATAATAATTGATTTTGCATAGGCATTTTTGCTATACCTCTACGTAATGAAGCAATAATTCCAGGAGTTGTATTGTGATACTCAGGTGATTTAAAAGGATTGTAATTGTAATAATGTTTATTGGCTACTTCATCATCTATAAAAAATTTATCACCGTTAGGCATATCTATAGTTAAATCTGCTTCAGATATATCTGCATGTTTTATTGCTTGATATATTCTTGCCATGTGTTTACTAGGATTAAATTGTCCTAATCCAATACTAGGTTCACCTAAATATTTATATGCTGCACCTGCATAAGTAGTATTAGCTAAATCATTAGACATACCACTAAATCTTTTAGACCAATTTTTATTTTCTGCTTTTGTTCTATCAAATTCAGATTCTAAAGCAAACAATGGTATTAACTTCATAACTACTTGTGGTTTATAACCTAATGATAATAATTCGTATGCAATATCTACAGGATCTACTTTAGCCATTTGTACCTCTAAGTGTTTGGATTCCTCTGTTAAATGATCCAAAGAAATTGGCGTGTTTAGTAACATTGCTATCACTGTAGTTAGTACCGTCATTAACATATTTGCTCTTATCTATGCTAAACAATTCTTTAATCATACGTGTAGTATCAGCTTTTATTTTTAACCATTGGTCTTGACTTTCTACTACATCTTTGATAACTTGATCTTTGCCACCTGCTACGTTCCAATTTATTCCATAATCTTTATTTAAATCTAATTGATATTGTTCAGGCATATTTTTGTTTATGCCTTCATTTAATGATCTTATAGTTTTCATACTTGTAGGTTGTCCTGTAAGTCCTGCTGATATACCTGTAATTAAAGCAAAAGTTGTAGGATCAGATTGTAAAAATTCTTTACGGTCTGAAAGAGACATACCTTGCATATTTGCTATTTGTCTTTCTTGATTTTTTCTTGATGTATATGCAGTTAGATCCATTAACCATTTACCATACAATGCTTTTTCTGCGTATTGTCCACCTGCAATCATTAATGTAGCTAAACCACCTGCACCTAATCTAGTTGCTATAGATCCTGCACCTGATTTCTTTAATATATCCATAGTTGTTTGTATACCTTTTGCACCTTTTGCTTTTGTTGATTGTGCAATCTTAACAACACTTTCACCTAGTTGGTTTTGTTTACTTAACCATTGTCCAAAGTATTTAGGACTTTTACCACTAGATACCCACCATGCAGCAAATGGTCTATAAGCTAACCACTCTGCGTTATATAATCCTTTTTCAAATATGTATTCTAATTGTTTACCTAACGGTCCAGGTTCTGCTGCAGATCTTGCAAAGTTCATAACACTTTGTTTCCATGCTTTGTCTGTACCTACTGCATGTGCTGCAAGCACACCACCAATTTCACCAATAGCACCACCTGTTATAGCTTTAAATCTATCTGCAATATCACCACTATTTAAATTATCTAACAATGCAACTCTTGATATATCTTGTAATGCTTTAGCAGTTTCATTTACAATATCATTATCTACAGTAGGTTTAACAAATGTAGATACTCTTGGATCCTGATAAATAACTTGTCCGTACTGTCTGCTTGCAACTATAGCTTCCTCAATAGGTTTCATTGTTACTTCGTCTATTTCTGAATTAAATATTTTTGCACTGTCATCTAATACAATTATGTCGTCAAGGTCATTTACATTTCTAGGTTGATCCTCAATAATGCTTACAGGATTAGCTATGTTTGTATCTAAGTAACTTAAATCCCCTGTAGATCTTACAGGTGCTAATGGTTCTACTAATGATTCATCAATAATAACATTGCTTATACCTTGTTCACGCATTTGATCAAATACTGTTCTACCTTCTAATGCGTCAAACTCCATTACTTCACCGTCTACTACTGCTTTGATATTAAATGTTTGCTTAGATAATTCCTCAGCTTGTTCTAGTCCTGCTTGTGTTGCAGGTACACCAGGATCCTCACCTGCTAGTGCATTTATAAACCCTGTTCTACCTAAATCTAAAAAGTTTTGATTACCAGGACCTACATATATAATTGCAGTTTTCTTTGACATATCAGGAACAACAGGTCTAATTGTTGCTACACCTGATTTCTCAGGTACATAAGCATACAAATTATCCATTTCTTTATCAATAATTTGTTCACCTTCCTCATTAAAAAAAGTTTGTTTTTCAAAACCTAAACCTTCATACCATTGTTTAAGCCAATTACCTGTACCAGGATCAGGTTCTAATTGTATATTCATGCCGTAATAATCTGCATGTTCTATAAGTCTTGACATTATTTTTCTACCAACACCTTCTTGTTGATATTCAGGTTTAACATACAATTCTGATAAATACATGTCATCACTTCCTACAGCAACTAATGAGAATCTATCTAATTGTTCATCAAATTGCGCAGCTATTTCGTTTGCAACTCTTGTAGTTATATCCTCAGGTTTTAATGTTTGTCCTGTTAATTCATCTGTAGCAATAAGAAACGCATGACCAGGCCTAACAACACGTGTATGTCCTTTGTTATCTATAAACGCTACATGTTGTGCGTTACCTTCCATAGATAAATTAGCAAATGTATCGTAGTATTGATTTATATCTGCTTCTAAAGATCTTATGTTATATACATTTAAATCTTGTACTTGTTCTAATACTTCTGCAGGAGATTCATGACTAAGTATTGTAAAGTCTCCGTAATTAATTAAATCATTACTTGTGTCTTGTGCAAGTGCTTCATACACATCTGATATTACTCCTCTAGCTTCTTTGTATATAGCTACTTTTAATGCACGATCTATATCTAATCCTTCTATTGAACTAGCTACAATGTTATCTACATTGACTACATGATGTGCATTGTTTTGAAATGTAAGTTCTTTTGCGTCTGCAAGTTCGTTGTATATCATATTGTTAAGTGCAGGTAATACAACACTATTAGCATTTACAATATGTTTTAATTTATCTGATCTACCTAATGATTGTCTATACAAGTTTGATTCGTCTATTAAATAATTCATATCTCTATCTGTAATGTCAAGATCATAAGCAAATTCATTAGCACCTGCAGCACCTACACCATTAGGATTATCTACATGTGATTGTGCATTTAATTTTTGTGCTGATAATACAGTTTCGTCAAATGGATCAGTACCTTCTATTTCTTTATTAAATAAATAACCCAAACCTGGATAATTTGTATTAGGATCAAAACTTGCAAAACCTCTTTTACCTTGTTTCTTAGACCACCAATTTTTTAATCTTTGTGGCCATGAAATAAATTTGTTGCCTTTAGTAAAATATGGTGATGAACCACCTATACCAAAAGGTATTCTTACACCGTCATCTGTAGTATGAAATGTATCTACACCACCTACGTTTGCATATAAATTATTAATAATAAAATTGCCTTCATCTTGCGACAAATAACCTAAATTAACTATGTCATTAATATTTAAATTGTGTTCATCTAATGCAACAATGTAATCAAAAACTATTCTTGCAGGTATAGGTATATCTAATTTAGCTGCAAAAACTACATTATCAACTAATGATCCACCTGTTATAAAATTAGAAGCGTATCTTTTTTGTTGGTTATATACACCATTATTTGCAAATTCATCATACTTTTTAACCTTTTCTTGAATTTCAGATAATATATCTTTATCAATAAAACCTTCAACAAATATATCATCATACCCATGCGTAGCTAAATCAATCATTGCTGCTTGTATTTCATAATGCCAATGAGGTGTAAAATTATCAACACCACCTAATTTACGATTGTTCATTTGTATTACGTTCCAAAACCTATTAAAAGGATCGTATTTATCTCTATAAGTTTTCCAACCTAACCCACCAGGCATATAATCAATAGCTAAATCATTTATTCTTTTAATTAATTCAGCTACATTTTCAGGATACTTACCTAAATTAAAAGCATTTATATCATCTGCGTATCCTCTTGCTACACTTATCCAATTTGTATTTGAATCTAACCAATTTGCTGCACCTTGTATTCTTGAATTATCTTTTATCAAAGCATGGTCCATACTTGTAGCTGTTTCTTTATTTAAGTTATCTACTTTAACTTCCCAATAATCTTGTGGTTCGTGTAGTAAATTAGCATGATCAGGCCTTACAGGAAAACCGTCTGCCATTAATGGATTATCACTTTTAGGATAATAAACCATTTGCAGATCATCATCACTTAGTACAGTAAATCCTTTACTCGACCAAAAAGAATCATTAGACATTACCTTTCCCTTGATTTTAGAAAAATCAATTAAAGTAATTGGTACATCTATATCATTAGATAGTTTTTTAAGTTTGTCTACTATTTCTGTACCTATACCAAATCCTTGTTTATCAGGTTTAATGTATAATGCTTCTACGTATATTTCCTCTTTGTCTAAAACATTGTTAGCTGTTAAATCAAAATGTAAACCACTACCGTCTCCTGCCTCGCTTTGTGTGTCATCTAAAAATTGACCATACTCCTCTTTTAAATCATCTAATAACTGCATTACTTTATCCTCTTTACCTAACTCAGGTTTATCTTTAGGTATATTTAAATTAGATTCTGTTGTTGGTTCTCTTACGTATGATGTCTTACCAGGAAACTCTAGCAACTCACTTTCATTAGTAAATCCAAAACCTTCATAAAACTTTGTTATATCACCTACATCAGATTGAGGTTCTATAAATATTGGTAATTCATATTTATCTGCAAACTCTATTACTTTATCTATTACTGCTGTACCTGTACCTTGTCCTCTATATAGATCAAATACTTCTAAGTATTTTCCTTCTATACGATCATCTTTTAAAAACACCTGAAATTTATTTACTTCAGGAAAATCTTGACGTACAAAGTTATATATATCTGACCAATCATCTGCCATTTGGTTAGCAGAAGGTATACCAATTAATTCATTAACTACTGCTTTTTTTACTCTAGTAGTTCTAGGTGCAACTGTATTACTATCTACAGGTCCTAATGCAGTTTCTAAATAAGCTATTTTACCGTCTTTATTTGTTTGATTAGGTTCAAGCTTAAACTCAAACAATACCTTGTATATTGGATCTTTATTTAGATCCTCTTGCATTTTTCCTTTATATTTATCTTGCAACATTTTAGTTGCTTCTGATAAAAATACTTCTACTCCTGACCAACCTGCAGGAAAAAACCCGTCTAATAATTGATAATGTTTGTTTCCAAAGTTTTGTGGTATAGTAGCTGCATGTCTACTTGTTTTTGTCCACTCATCACCTTCCCAATTATCATCTAAAGTTTGTAAAAAATCATTGTATATGTACGGATTGTTTTGATGTGATAAATAATTTGCTGTTGCTTCTTTTATATATCCTTTAGCTTGTTTTAATTTAGTTAAATATTCAGATGTAGTTTCAGGTACGTATGATTCCTCTTTTAAATTTTTAAGATATTTTTTAACTCTTTTCCATATTTCTGATGTATCAGTTATTCCTGCTTTGTCTGTTTCAGCAAATGCACTAAACAATGATTCACCAAACATTGCTGTTGATCTAGCAGCAAATGATTCAGGTACAACACTTCTTATCTTATATGCGTCTCTACTTGCTTGACTATCTAAAAAATTACCATACCAACTGTTGTTTAAAGTTGTACTTGTGTTTTCAAATGACATAAATCTGCTAAAAGCCCTACGATAATCACCAATAATAGTATCTACTAAATCCTCTGCTTCTGATTCGGCCCAATTAATTCCACCTTGCATATCTATAAAATTGTATTTTTTTGCTATTTCTTTTACTTCACGTGTAAATTTTTCATCTGCTTTTGCAATAAGATCAATTAACTGTGGAAATGGTATATCCTTCATGCCTTGCAACAGTTGTTCCATTTGTCTGTTGCCTGCACTTATGTGTATAGCGTTTTCGGATAATAAATAACGTACAGCGTCAAGCATTATTGCATGACGATCTAAACCTAAACCTTCATAAAATTCATCAACAATAGCATTTAACTTAGTTGATAATTCGTTTAATTCATCAATCCTTGCCATGTGCTACTTCTTGATCATATTTTTTAATCTCTTTAAGCATGGCGGACATACCTTTTTCTTTATGTACTTTTACAAAATGTTTTATCTTTGCGTCTCTATCCATTACGCATATCCACCTTGATTCATATTACGTAGTTGTCTTACACTACCTAACAAATTAGTTATATCATTTGCTTGTGCTTGTTGCATATCACTACGATCCTCACGTGCTTCTAAAAATGGCATAGCATAATTAGCTACTGATTCCTCAGGTGTTATAAGTTGTGGCAAATTATCAAGAGTATCTTGTAAATCATCAAACATACCTCTGTTAGCTAACTGTATAGCTACTTGTTGTTGTTGTTCATATAACTCTGAATTAGCAAAATATTCCTCATCACTTGTTGTAACTACATCACCTAATAATTCCCACTCTGCTCTCGACAATGAACTTGTGTCAAAACCCATTGTGGCCATACCACTTTTAATTGCTCTACGTTGATCAAACATAGTAGGTGCAGTATATTTTTTAGGTGTAATAGGTGGTACGATTACAGGTCTTGTTGCTGCTTCCTCTAACACTGTCTCTACTGATTTAAGTCTAAGGTTTGCTTCTGTCATTGCACTTTTCATTGCTGCTTGTGAAGCACCTCCCCACCTACCTTTTTCTAATAAATAATCGTTGTAACTCATAAATCCACCATTAACCATTTTTAATTGCACAGCTTCTTTTTCATCACTAGACAATGCTATCCATGATGTTTTACCTGAACTTTGTCCATTAATGTGATCCATACCACCGTATATATCTTTTGCGTTTTCTACAGTAACTTGTGCTGCTTGTGGTATATCTGCGTTTTTTATACCCATATAATCAATTTCACCATTAACCATGTTTTGATTTGCAACTGCTGCAGTTTGTGGTCCAGGTACCATATAACCTAAACCTACACCACCAAATCCTTCACCTGTTATTGTATTAGCTGCAAAATAATTATCTGCTTGTGCTTTAACAGTATTTAATTCCTCATCTGTATATGAATCATCTACAGGTTGTATGTAAATGTTTTGACCAAAATTTCTAAATAATTCATCTTTATCATCTTGTGAAAGTAATTCTGTACGTTCATTTACTTTTTTACCGTCTACATATTCAACTATATAATATTTAGCAGATCCTGCTACTTCTGTAGATGTAATAATTCTGTTGTCCTCAACAGCACCGTAATAATTTGTATATGATCCTTTGTAATCATGCAGGCCTGTTTCATCAACTAATGTTGTTTGTGGTTGTGCTAAGATTTGTGGTCTTGGTTTAAAACCAACAGGTCCTATATTTAATGCACCGTAGTTATTAGGAAAAGCACCAAACATTTCTAAATTAACATTTATACGTCCACCTTTTTCTTTAACGTATTTATCTAATTGATCAGAGTGGTACATCATAGATCCACTACCGTCTTGTGGTCTAACTATTATAGGAAATACATCATCATTATTTTGTGCTGTATCTTTAACAGTTGCAAGTTGCCATTGGTAAAATTTTTCATCACCAATTAAACCTGCTCCCATTTCTTGGCCTTTGTATATTTTTGTAAATAAATCGTTATCTACATTTACCATTGGACCAGGTACTCCTGCCCACCTTGATTCACCTGTACCTTTTGCAAGTGCTGTATTTATTATGTTTACTGCTCGTTTGTATCCCATATTAAAGTTTGTTGTATCTTTATTATTTACTGAAGTTATGTACATCATGTACTGCATAGTTCTTGCTATTACTTGATCAACAGGTAATGTACTGTATGAACTTATTTCTGCTTTTATTTCCTCCTCAAAACCTTGAAAATACATAGGTTCTGTACGTGTACTTGTGCCTGTAGTTATATATTCTGATGATGTATCATCTATGTATTTTATTATTTCTGCTATAAAATTATCAATTACTTCTTGTTCTGTCATACTTCCTCAGTGGGCAACATGTACCCATATTGTTCCATTACTTCTTGGTCATATTGCAAATCCTCTAAAAACCTTACAGGTTCGCTAAACCAATTATTTAATACTCTTTCGTATACTAAATAAAAATCAGGATACTTATTAATAATACCACTTACAGTCTCTCTAAGTTGCTGTCTTTCCCTAAAGAACTGTCTACTTGATCTCCAACCGTCTTTTGTTAATCCTGCTGCTAATGACTTTTGTTCTAGTCTTGTAACTTCTGAAAAGAATATATCTAAACCTTTGCCTGTATCTGTACCACTTAACTTAGCGTTTTGATCCCATGTTTTTAATTCATCTACTGCTTGTTCTGTACCTGCGCTTTGCATAACACCAGGAATAGGGCTACCGTATCCAGGAAACCTAACACGTGCTTCATCATCAGATATAGCTAAAAATTGATTTCTTGCACGTGCTTGTCTTGGATCTGTAATGTCAAATGTTTCTAAACTATTACGTCTAAGGTTTTCTACATAATACGAACCTAATCTTTGATTTCTAATGTATAACCATTGTTCTGCATTTAATGTTTGTCGTTTACCTGATCTTAAATTTCTTATGTATGCTTCATAACTAAATTCTCCACCACCACCGCTAGGTATAGCGTATTGTGCTGTAAGACTATGTGATTCGAATAGTTCAGGATTTTCCTCTTGCCATGCTACACCACGTTCGTCTACAGGTCTAGGTTCAATAACTTGTGTCTTAGGTGTTATTAAAGATAATGGATTAAAACCAAATGTTGTTATAAAATATTTTGTTGCTTCGTGATTATCTCCAGGAGTAAACAAAAAATTACCTTGTTTATCTTGTGGCGGTGTTTGTAATATTTCTCGATAGTAATCTGCTAAAGATTGTTTGCTTATAAAGTTATCAGCATTACGTGGATCACCTATATCATATCTAACGTTTAATGATGTAGGACCAACCCATTGTGATAATGCTTTTATAAAAGTCATACCTCTTGCAACATTAACTGCTTGTTCCATAGTATCTTGTTGTCCTGCACGTGTAGTTGTATCCATACCATTTGCTTCTAATACTGTAAATGCGTCAATAATTGTATTGCCTGCAACACGCATAAGTTCACCTTGATTTTTATTACTATCCATATACAATGCCTGTACAAATGATTTTAAATAACCAGGTACACCTGCTGCTGCTACTAAGTCTGCAGGAGTGTCAACGTTAGGTAATCCATACTCAAACAATCCTTCTACAACGTCATCAAATTTAGGAGACATCTCAGCAATAAATGCTGCAGGTATTTGTACTGTAGGGCCAATACCAGGTTTAAATGACATAATTAAGTTAAGTGCAGAAGCATATCCTGCAAGTCTTAATCTAACATTACGATCTCTACCAAAAGCAATATTAGATATTGATTCACCTACTATTGGTACGTTAAATACTTCCTCACCTGTTATTTCATCTGTTGCAAAAAAACCTTGACCTTGTACAGGAGATAACTCATTGTCCTCACGTAAATTTTCTACAACTACCTGACCACGTCTAAGTAATTCAGGGTTGTTTTTAAGTAATCCTCCCCATGTTGTCATTATTTCTATAAATGCTTCACCAAACGGAAATATAGATCTTAAATTATATGCTAACTTTTTACGTGTAGATAGATCATATAACAAGTTTTGTACTTCGTCTAATGCGTACGCTTTTGCTACATCATCTATCTCAGTAAGTTCATTAATATCTAATCTATTAGCTGCGTCTTTATTTAAATTAAATTTTTCTGCAGCTAAATTTTTACGTAAATTTTGTATTGAATTATTAATTGTTTTAGAATCACGATCATATATTTTTTTAGTTATTGTTCCTTCTTTTAAATCTGTATCTAATTTTGCTAATTTATCTTTAAGAATTTTATATGAATTATTAAAATCATCTTGTGCTTCTTTTAACAATCTTTGTATATCTTTATTAAAATCTACACCACTAGCAAGATCAGCGTCATTTAATTTTTTAATTCTTTGTTCTATCATTTGTAAATTTATACGTGTATCTTTATCTCTAAAAAATTTAATACCTACACCTTTTTCTCCTGCTGCTTGTCTTAAATCTCCTATGATATTTTCTAATAAATTAGCTTCAGGTATGTTTGCACTGTATGCACCTGTCCAGGTAACAAGTTCATCAGAATCTACTGATTTCTTTATCCTTCCACCGTTTAATATAAGATCTCTCATTTCTTTAGTCATTGAAGGTAATAGATCATATATTGCTCTCCAATACGCTTGTCTAAATACAGGAGATCTTGACATGTTATCTGTACGTTCTCCCATAAACATATTGAACATATTGCTTATAGCTTTTTGATAAAAACTTACGTCATCAATCATATCTGCTTTTGGTACAGCTACATAATCAGGAAGGTGTATTACATTAAATGGATCACCTATAAAGTCAATTAAACTTTCGTAATGTTTTTCAGGACTATCAAATATTTCACGAAGTGTTAATGGTTGTTCTAATAAATCACCTTCTTTTGATTTAACGATTTTTGTTTTACCTGTTCTCATCATGTTTAACAAACTTGGTAAAGCTATTGTTGCGTTTTCACTATCCTCAATGTTTTCTAATCTGTACATAGGTCCTGTAATAACACTGTCATCTATTTCACCTTTTAATGCTCTGTAAAGTAGATCCTCATCTACTGTAAAACCACCACCAACGTTCATGTGAACTCTAGCAATTAATGCTTCTGCAATAGCTTGTCTACCTGCACGTGTTGAACTAGCTAATTCATATTCTGCACCACCTTTATTCCATGCTTCAAGTAATTCATCTACATAACTATCTGCTTTGTCTGCAAATACTTTAGCCATTTCAAATTCATCTTTACCTTGTTTATTTCTAAATAAAAATTTAAACATATCATCATATTCAAGTTTGCGTAACTCATTAAGATAACCTTCTATGTATCTGTTAAATTTACGAGTATCAGTTATGTTTCCTTCCTCGTCCATAAATTGTGTTTTAGTTATAGTGCTGTAATTACGTGGTCCACCTCTAAACCTCACACGTCTACCTTTAACATTAAATACTTGATTTGCTTCACCACCAAATGCACGTGAACTAGCACGTTTCCACTCGTCTGATTCTTTTAGTATGTCTCCTTTAATATCTTTAAATGTTACGTTCTTTGCTGTCCAACGTCTTACCTTAGCTGCGTCTGCACCACCTAATCCTGCAACTTTTAATGCAATCCAGGACAAAGGATTACTTGCAATACCTTTGTAACCTCTAGCCCATAAACGTAATTGTTCCTCTGATATAACTCTTACTGTCCATGCACCACGTAACAATACAAATGGTTTCCAAAACTGTGTGTAATATTTATCCATTAACTTACCTGTAATATCAGTACCTGCACCAAATCCTTCAGGTAATTTATTTTTTAATGTACCTATATAACTTATTGTTTTAGATAACTCTGTTGGATCAGGTAAAGCAATGTTTCTATTAATTAATTCTGTAAGTAGTTGTGGTCTTGGTAATGGTTTTCTAACTTTTGTACCACCGTCCTCAGTTAAAGAAGCTATACGTAAATCCATACCAGGTGTTAGTACTTGTTCACCACTGTTAGCGTATGTAAAGTATTTACGCATTGTATTAAGATCTGCTTCCTCAAATATTTGTCCAAACTTTCTAGCTGCTTCAGGATCTGCACCATGATTTGCAATTAAATCATCTATAGTTTGTGTCATCATATTTTTTGTAGCAGCAAACACACCTTCGTAATCTCCTGCTTTTAATGTTAAAAACTCTGACAATACTGTATCTTTAGCAGAAGCGTCAAGTGTTGTATTATCTAACCATGCTTTAACAGATTCAAATGTATCCTCCATGTGATCTACATCTAAAAATCTATAAGGTAATTCACTAGCGTATGTTCCCATAATTCTCCAGGATCTAGTATTACTGTTCCTAGCTTTACGTACTATTGCTGTAGTAGCACCAAACAATTCTGCTATTTCTCTGTTCTCAGGATCTAATGTTTTACCTACTAACTTACCTACACCTCTGCTTATAGTTCCTGCTGTAGGTTTTACATCTACACCTGCTGTTTTTAATCTTGGATTACCAAAAATGTATTCCATAGCTTCATATAGTTTTACCTTTTTTTCCTCACGTGTAATGTTTGATTTAGTAATGTCTGTTAATCTTTTAACAACAGTAGGGTGTTTAATTCCTGTAATATCCATAAAGTCGCTAACGTTTTCCATATCTACTAGCCACTCCATAAACTTATCACCTGTTTTGCCGTCTAACCACTCACTAACGTCCTCACGTCTAAACCATTTAGCTATGCCATTATCGTTTAGACCTAATACGCTTTTCTGTATGTCTGTTAATTTATCTTGTTTTTTAAGTTGTGCCATTAATCGTTCTGTAGGTTTAAATGCTTTTTTAGCTTTTAATCCTGCACCTGCACCTGCTAGTACATAATTAGCAGGATCTAAAAATACTGCTTTAGCACCGTCAATTAATCCTGATAAAACATTAAATGATTGTTGATTAGGTTCTACAACTTGTGCTGCTGCAACTCTACCTAAAGATATAGGTACTTGATTGCCACCTTTAGTTGTGTATTTAAATATAGGATTACCCTCTTGCATATTCCTATCTATTTCTGTAATAGGATTGCCTAATTTATTATTAATAATTGTTTGTGCTTCTGTAGGTTGTATACCTCTACTAACTAAAAATTGATACTCCTCAAAGTTTGGACTATTTGGATCTTGTGGATTTAATACTTCTGAGTTAGGTATAATACCTGAACCAATGTTTACTCGTCTACCTTGTGCTAAGTTTTGTACAGCTTGTTTAACTGTAGATTTACCTGATTGACTATATGCTTCCCAAAAACTTACGTTCTCTGCTTGATCTCCTGATGTACTTGCTATAGCTGCATTTATAGGTCTATCTACAAATGTACGGTAAAAATCCTCTAAACCCATTAAAGATCCTCTTATTAATGCAGTAAATGGATCTCTAACATAAGACTTAAAAAAACCTTCGTCTTGTTTTATTTGTTCATATCGTTCTGCAAGTAATTGTAATGTTTGATCCTCAGGTTGCATTTTTAATAATGACAAAGAACTTATCATATCAGGTGTAAAATTAGGATATGTTTGTGCTAACTTACTTGCACGTATAGCGTCTTGTGGTGTTAAAGTATTTTTAATTGCGTCATATCGTCTGTTTCTTTGATCTATTTCGTAAAATAAATCTTTTTCTACATGCGGTAATTCAAAAAAATTTAGGTTTGCCATGTTTGAGGATTAACTGATCTTTGTTGTGGTTTGTTTTGAAATGACGCTAATAATGAACCTAACTCATCAGTAGGATATATTTCATACATTGCTCTTACTAACATTAATGGATCAGGTGGCAACATAGGTGAACCTGTTGCTGCTATACGTCTCGCTTCATCAGTTACTCCCTCTTGTATATTTTCTTGTCCACCACCGTTTGTAAATATATCTAAATTTTCAGGTAATACACCTGCGGGCAAAGTTGTACCTACAGGTTGTCCAGGTGCAGATGTACCTGTAAGTGCTGCATTTGCTGCTGCTACATTTTTTTCTGCTTGTCCTTCTACACCTTGTGTGTCATTAGAAATCATTTGTTTTACTTCATCTACTGATACTCCTGTATCTGTACGTTGTGATAATGCACCAGGCCCTGAGACTGCTGCAGGTTCAGCAGGTTTTCTATACCCACCTCGTCTACCTCTGCTTCTACTACTCTCTACGCTCATTACACTCCTCACATTGACACAATGAGTGATGAAACATTGCCATTGGAAATAAAACCATAAAACCTATATTGCTGTTAAATTCTATTATTGGTTGTGGAAAATTTACAAAATCGTCATAATCAATAACAGGTGGCATTTTTGCATAATGTTCATTTACTATTTGTTCACTTATTTCCCAAACGTCCTCTAGTTCCTCACGAACTATATCTCTAAATTCTATATCTATATTATCTGACATTATCCCTGTCCTAACAGTAACGATCTTATATCTACACCACCACCTGCACCTTGTGCTGCAGGAGGCGGAATTGCACCTTCTTGTGGTTGTCCTAACTGTTGTATTAAAGCTTCCTCCTCAGGAGACATTGCAGGTTCCTCTGCGGTATAAAATTTACTTAATATTTCACTCATATCATCAGGTGATTTATATATTTCAACAACTGACATAGTTGCTTTAGGATCACCTTGCTGTGCTTGTGCTAACAAAGTTTCAAACAATACTTTTTCTGCTTTTTCAGATCTTATACGTTCATTTATCTTTGGTATGTTATCAAGGCCGTCCATGTTTTCTTGTAATGTTTGTGTATCTAAAATACCTGCTTGTAATAACTGCAGGCCTGATACTATCTTTGTTGGTTCATCAAAACTTGCCATAACACCATAAACACGTCTAGTAACAAAGTTATTAGCTATATCTGTGTCGGGTGAATAGTTTTCTGCAAAACTAGATCCATTTCTATATCCTGCTAATGGTTTTCTTTTTTTACCATAAACAACTTGGTCTAGTTCTAATCGTTTACTATCTAATTCCTCAATAGCGTCTCTTAACACTAATTGATATTCTTTTACATTTAAATCTACAGATGACATAAGTTCTTGCAAACCTTTACCTGTTGCAAAACTGTTAGGTGATATACCGTCATCAGTTAATGGATAGTTTGATCCAATACGCATTTGTCGTTCTATACGATCTATTTGTTGAAACATTTGATATGGTAAGTTGCTTGTTGGTTTACTTACCTGTGAACCAGGTGCTAAGTAGTTTATTGCGTTTCTACCTTTTTTATAATTACCTGATTCTATTTCACCTACAATATTGGTTTCTGTAAATACTGCGTCCTCCATAGCAATAACAGATAATACGTTTATCTTTGCCATAGTTGACATAAGGCCTAACACATGATCGTATTGTCCTTGTAATCTATCAAAACTATATCTTTTAGCAATTACAAATCTTGGTCCTGATTTAAGTGGATTAGGTATAAAATCTAATATTTGTTTCATATCAGGTAAAAATATGTATGTGCCTTCCTCGTCATAATATTCTGCTAACTCAACACCGTCTGCTAATCCATTTTCCCATGACCTGCTATATGCGTCTGTATATTTAAATCTTGTATATCCAGGTGCTTGTCCTGCTTGTTCTACATCTACTTTTGCTTGTGGGTACATAGCTTTAATTGTTTCAACAGGCACTAATCTAATTAAGGCCATTTCTTTTGGTTGTTGATCAGGTCCATAATATCCAGGAAAACAATCGTATGGATCTCTTAATTGTGCTAACGGATACTCATTACCATTAGCGTCTTTTTTAGTTGTAATAACCCATACTGCAAATCCATATCCAGGTAACCACCTACTTGCTTGTGGTAATGCTTTATCTAACTTAGCTTGTTTGTCATAGTGATGTACAATGCGTTCTAACTTAGCTGCTTTTTTTCTTGCCCTATCACTATCTCTATCATTAAGTGGATCTACTTTAATATCAGGCACTCTACCTATTTTTTGTGCTAAGTGTTCTAGGCCTGATAAAATTAAATTCGGTGCAGGTAAATCCTCACTAAAATTATTAGATTGTTGTCCTAACAATGCAGCTACACCACGTGGTCCACCATTTAAAATATCACGCATACGATCTCTATATTCCCAATGCCCTGAGTGTTCGTGCATACCACGAAGGTCCTCTAATCTTTTACTTAATTCGTCTGCTGTTAACATCATCTATTCCAAAAAGGTTCGTTCATTGTACTTGCTTGTAATCCTCGATAACTTGGTTCATAATCATATTCCATTTGCGCTTGCAGTGTTTTCTGCAACGTCTTAATTCTTTTCATTGGGAACCAACTTGCCATTACTAAATCTGTTTTTGTTTTAACAGACCTGCTATTTTTTGCACTTGCTTGACTAAAATAAATTAATTGTTGCCTAAAGATACTAACTTTACGTTTAGTAATTCCTTCAGCAAACGGTAAATTTATTTTACCTTGTTCGTACAAAGGTACCATTGCAGTAACACCAAACACAGGATCCCACTTGTTCACATTTGTTTCGTGTCCTTCTATTTTAACACCATGCCTTATAGACCAATCCCTAATTTCCCTATCTTGACGAATTGCTTTTTGAAATCCGTTTTCCTCTACAATCCAATGATACAGACCATATTGTTCGTTCCACTCTTTCATTAATGCTAATGCTTTAGATACACCACCACCTTGATCGTTACGTAAATCTACTAATGACAATGTTCCTAATTTTACGTTATAGGCCCATAGTACAGCAGCTTGATAACCTGTACTAGCAGGATCTAAACCTGCAATTAAACTTATATGTGGTGGTATGTCTCCTAATTTACGTGATCTATCTAAACAGGAATCTACAGCTTCAGGTGTAAATAATTGCATGCCGTCAGGTATAGCTTTATTTAAATATACCATTTCAAATACATTTCTACCGCTTGTTGTCTCTGCAGCATGTAACTGTTCTAGTAACCATTTGTGTGTTCTTTTGTCAGGCCATAACATGTGCTTACTATGGTCTACATCAGGATCCTCTAATGGTACTTCTAAATCATGCGCACGTTCTACTATTGATGACCAAACATTGTTGTCCAGGATATGTGAATAAAGATCATCAGGGTGTTGTCTTGATCCAATTACTACCATACCTGTGTGTTCCTCTTTTCTTGATTGGAGTGTGGTTGTCCACCAATTTCTTGTATTCTCTCTAGCACTAGGTTGCACTGTTGTTGAGTGATCCTCAATGTCATCTGCGACAATGAGGTCAGCGTCTCTGGAGAGAATCTTGCCACCTTTTCCAACTGCGACCACAGTTGGAGACTTAATACCTGTAACTGTTCTAGTTGCAACAGTAAATTGACCACTTGACCAACTTTTTCCGCTTCTATTTTCAGGTTTAAAACTTCGTCCTGGTCCACAAAAATCCTCTATTAATTGTTCATTACCTTCTAGGTGATCTAGCACAGAACTTACTGCGTTCTTAGCTATATCCTCATTTCCACCAACCCACATAACTCTTATGTTTGGATTCCTACAAATCACATAAACACAAAAGTGTGTCAACAAGTCTGTTTTACCATGACGTGGCGGACTTAATATCATAAGTCTACCACCTGTGTCTATTGATTCAAGTATGGCCTTAATCCACTCTTGTTGAAAACCTGGAGTATCATACGGTTCTCCACGTTCAGTTAAAAAATATGTATCACGAAAGTTAATAAAATCGTCTACAGACGTTTTAGTCTCTACTTTTTTAAATTGTTGTTGTTTACGTTCTACTTCTAAATCTTTATAGTACGCAGCTAATGATCTTGATATATTTGCACGTGATGTAGACACTGCGTCTGCTACCTGCTGCTGTGTCATCTCACCTGATATGATTTTATCAAAGTATCCTAGTTCTTTACATATTGCATAGAACCTACCTCTACGTTCTGATATAGCACCGTCTAAGGTTTTTTCACTTTGAAACTCTGTAGTTTTTTTATTTGCTCTAGTTGCTCTGCGTCTGATACGATTAGAACACCTATCGCTGCAATATTTTTTTCTACCTTCGGGCAATACATTAGTGCAGTCTGAGGCCACACAAATCACTTGTTTCGGTTTAGTCATCTGCTATAGTGTACCATACATAGTCGTAAAAAATTTTTTTTATAAGCAAGACCTGTTGCTAGTTTTAAGAAAAATAGGTCTGATAATGAGTCGGTAAAACAAAGCGGATTAACTAGGCCGTGATAACTAGGGTAAGATCCTATTAATCCGAATATTTAATTTAAAGAATCTTAATTGCTGATAGACTTTTTCTTGGTTGGGCGGGATCGGCACAGGGATCGCTATATCTACACAACTACAGTCCGACAAATAAATAGAACATTTGTACTATTTATTGATCAATAAGTGTACACATTTGTGTTACACTGTACACGGGGGTAAAGTAGTTTTGACAGTTGGTTTTCCCTTATAAAATTGATACATTTACGGCTCGTTTCAATACAAACCAACTACACGTGGGTGCAACTCCCACTACCTCCACTATAAAAAACAGCAGTTACCACCTATATATTTGGGCCTTCATGTTAATTAAACGGGGGTGTCGGGTTGACATAGGGCGGTCATACAACTACAACGGGCGCTAGTAGGTCATTGCTCCCGCTTGCGCAGTTCTGCACGGCATACGGGCGCTAGTGTACGGTGTGTGGGTGCCTGTGGTGCAAAGCGTAGACCTTGATTAAACAGCAATAGCACGGCATTTAGATTAATTGGATCATCTCGCACGGCTCCAGGTGGCCTATGATCTACGAGAGAAGCGCAAGGGCGCTACTTAGTTTTTATTTGTCCAGGAAGGAGATCCAAACAGAAAACCCGCAGGAACTATTGGCGGAACCTACGGGCTTCTGTGTACGTAAACGGGAGGGCTACCCGTCTATATTAATTATTCATACATTGACACGGTAACAGGATCCTCACCGATTCTGAAATATGCGTATAAATTAGCTTCAAGCGTTACGTCTACATATCTAAACAACCAATCTAACAGTAATTCATTAGTGTTATCATCAACATAAACATTAAGCCAATATTTACCCCAATCTTGATACTGCCACCATACCTTGAAGGAATAATCTGCGTTTGTGCCGTTAACTTCTACCTCTTGTTTAATTACTAATCTTGAAGCAGGTCCGCCACCGCTTAACGTAAGTATGGCCCATGAATCTTTGATCCACATTTCTTTGGTATTTGGTCCGCTTAGTGTTGCGCCAAAGTTTAGAAATCCGCCCTTGTGTATATCGTCATACGTTAAAGGCCCGCCCTCATTTGCGTAACATAACGGCAGTAAGTGTTCTAATTCGTCTTGTTCTTTTAATAACTTATTAGCTACCGCCATTGATTCGCCA